CCGACCAATGACTTGGCTATTGCCATAGTCGTACCCGATGGAGTGACGATAAGGTTTCCTAGATTGTTAACGTAGAAGTCTGAGTAAACTGTATCGGTGGCGTAGGTAAGTCTAAATTGAGCTGTATTATCATTACGGAATATATCCATAGGTCTTGATGGAGTGGAAGTTGCAACACCAATAAGCCCGCTATTGAGTATCCGCATAGCTTCTGTTGCACCGTTATTTCCTACCTGGAAGATATGATCAGCTCCGGCAGCTCCGACTCCTGTAGTCGTTTTGTAGGTAAGAGTTGAAGTCGTGCCTGTACCGCCAATGATGAGAGGGGTTGTGAGGGTTGTGGCTAGACCGACACCGATATTGACAGTTCCTGCAGAGCCATCCACATAGAATAAAGAAACTCCCTTCCCATCACCGATTGCGAAGTCTCTAAAGCGGGTTGTGCCGCCTAAATAACCAACACCGTTAACGCTGATGATTCGATCATCGCTATCACCAAGCTGCGAGGATAATGTCACATTCCCGGCCGCACCTGATTGCCATAGATTTCCTAGTCTCGTAGACCCATTTGTTGAATCAAACAATAATTGTGAATTTGTCTTTGGAGATAGTGAGCCTGTTGCGGAATTTGCAAAGAGTAGAAAACAAGTTGTGTCTGCTGATTCATCAGCAACCGTAACCGTTGCGGCATTTCCTGTGGTGTTTTGGTTAAGCGTGGGGAATGTACAGTTGGCTAAGTTGCCAGAAGTCGGAGTTCCGAGAATTGGAGTGACAAGAGTTGGACTTGTATTAAACACAACCTTATCAGTTCCGGTTTCGTCTGTAAGAAGCCCTGCCAAGACAGATGAAGCAAAGGTGTTAAGGTCGTCTGCAGGATCAAGTTTGTTACGAGTGATTGCCTGTCCGCTGATTGTGATGTAGTCAGGCGTTCCTGCTAGAGTAACGTCACCTGTGTTTGTGCCAGAATGAGTGCCGCCGCTAAGAGTGGTTGTGGTTCCGTCCGTTGCTGTTATCGTAGCTGATGTGGCAGGTGCGGTTAATGTAACCTTGTTGATACTTGTGGCTGTGGCAACTCCAAGAATTGGCGTAACAAGCGTCGGTGACGTATCGACAACAAACTTCGTACCAGTGCCAGTCTGGGAAGCTATAGATGTGGCATTTCCAACTGATGTGATCGGGCCTGTTAGGTTTGCGTTAGTAGCGTCATTCCCATTTAACTTCTGAATAGCCTCTAGGATTGAGTCTGTTGCTGCCACAGTTCCAGCACCTGAGACGTATCCGGTGAGAACCTTCGCAATTACAGGTGCGTTTGTGAGGGTGGTTGCGTTGCCTACCGAGGTAACATCACCTGTCAGATTAGCGTTTGTAATCACTGTGGCTGCAAACGACCCCGTTCCTGAACCTGTAACGCCTCCAGTAAGCGTAATGGTCTGATCACCTGAGTTTGTACCAGTTAAGCCCAAGTCAGTTTTGAGGGTTGCCAAAGTATTTACTTCCGGAACACCCGTTCCTGCTGTCTTGCGGTAAATAAGACTCGATGTGGTCATGTCTGCCATCTTTGCAAGTGTCACTACGCCGTTTGCGATCGTTGTGACATTGGAATCAATGGGTCTTGTGACATCGCCTGTATACGCAAACGGAAGTGCGGTTAATACCTCAACATTCCCCGTTGCTGCTGTGGCGCGACCTAGAATAGAATCTGTGGCCATCGTTGCCATCTTTGCTAGGGTTACAGCGTTATTTGCTATCGTGGCAGCAAAAGACCCCGTACCACTTCCGGTTACATCTCCAGTAAGAGTTATGGTTTGATCACCGCTATTTGTGCCTGTGAGACCAAGATCAGTTTTTAGTGTTGCTAGGGTATTAACCTCGGGCACACCAGTACCGGCGGTCTTACGATAGAACACACTGCTTGTAACCACATCATCCATCTTGGCGAGGGTAACGGCTTTATTTGTAATCGTGGTAGCGTTCCCTACGGAAGTAACAGGGCCGGTAAGATTGGCGTTGGTAGTAACATTTCCAGCGGTAAGCCCTGAAGCCGTCCCTGTGATGTTTGTCCCTACCAAAGTAGATGGAGTTCCAAGATTTGGCGTTGTGAGAGTCGGGCTTGCCTGCATGACGAAAGTGGTTCCGGTTCCGGTCTGGGACGCAACAGAGGTGGCGTTACCCACGCTCGTTATCGGGCCAGTCAGGTTGGCATTGGTTATTACTGTCGCCGCAAAGGAACCTGTACCGCTACCAGTAACTCCACCGGTGAGCGTGATTGTTTGGTCTCCGGTGTTCGTGCCGCTTGAAGTCCCTGAAAATGTACCTGATTGTGTTGCGAGCGTTCCGAGTCCGAGGGTTGTCCTTGCATCCCCAGCCGTAGCATCATCTATCAAGGAAGCCCCGAAAGTTGTGATGCCTTTTATTCGAGCAAGTTCTGTTAGAGAGGGGTAGGTTGCTACCGCCGCAGAAGCTAGGTTTTTGCTTGCATCTGTGATTACTATTTCAGAAGCTGTCAGTCCTGAAAGATTTAGCCCTGTTCCTGCTATGGAGTTACCAGTCCAAGTGGCAGCAGCTGTTCCTGTGTCTTGGTTTCCAATAAAAGAATCAGCGTTTACCTTTAACGAGCCATTACCAACTCCAGATACAAGAACTGTTCCTACTCTTGAGACATAAGCACCAGAAGTTCCCGACGGTCTAACATTGACCAAATCTCCCGCTACAGTAGTAGAAACCCAAACCGCATCACCCGTTGAGAAAGCTGAGGTATTGATACTTGTAATCAGTCCAACGGCCATCACTTGCCCGAAAGCATTGTCGGCAATATCTTGAAATGTTACCCCCACCACCGGTAAGGTAGTTAAGCTATTAGCTTTGGCTAAGGAAATATTTGGCACATTTCCTGTTGAGCCCGAAACATACACCGGCTTACCTTTATCGATCTGCGCTCCTGAAGTATTTTTGGCTATAAAAACATTGTCTCTGACAAAAACTAAATCAGACCCCATCTCGTTCTGTTGCTTTAGTCTGGTGATTCCGTGGAAGGTGCTAGCGTATAGGTTCAGTGTCCCTGCGGTTGGGCTAGATGGGTCAGATGATTGGTCAACAAGGTTTATATATCCAGCCCCTGCTGTGCCCGCGACTGCTACTGCTCCTGTAGTTAATAGGTCTGTGTCGGTATCAAAAGTGAATGCAGTATCTCCCTCTAAAGTCCCGTCACCAGTCCATACACCGACTTGGTTATCTACAGGAGTCCCGACTTTGGTGACGTATCCAGATAGGTCTTGATCGCCCGTGTTCGTGCCGGAAAGATTAGAAGCCGAGACCGTCCCGGCGATAATCATACCGGTGGCGTTCCAGTGAGCGGCCAGAGTACCGGCTATCGACACGCCGATCTCGCTTACGTCCTTGCGATAGAACCCCGTGGATTGCTCGTTGTTGAATGAGATCCCAGGGACAGAAACATTACCGTCGGGGTTGGCAAAGACTCCTGCGGCTGTGATGGATGACAAAGAGTTCCCAAAACCACCGTAGAACGTGGCGAGGTTGCCACTTTGAGACCCGGGGAATGGATTACCCCTAATCTCAAGCCCCGTGTCCGTAGCGGAGGTGATGTTAAGGCGTAGCTTCGTGGTGGTGGTTAGGGCTGTCCCGCCGATAGAAGCGGCGTCGTTCGTCTTGTCGTAGAGAAACCCGGCGTCCTCTCCAACGACCCCGTTGTCGTCGAATAGGACACGTTTATCCGTTCCACCGGTGATCGGAGTCGTGGATATGGCAAGACTTGATGCACCAATTTCTGTAACGGTTCCGGCATCATCTTTGGTGTAAAGAGCGCTCGTCCCAGATTTGTCTTTTAGATAGAGTTTCACTCCGGTTGTAGATGGGGTTGATGGGTCAGACCCTCTTTCATAGAATAGAATGCTCTGCTTGGCTACGCGCAGATCGGAGCGCCCATCAATAGATGATTCGCCGTCAGCCCAGGCGTGAGTCGATAGAAGCAAACAAATACTTGCGACGATTCTTTTAAACATTAGCCCCTTTTGAGTGCAGCCAGTTGTCTTGCGACAGACTTCTGTTTGACGAGTTTTTTAAATCTCAACACATCGATTTGATGCACCTTTTTTTCTTCCTCAAACGCAAGGCGCTCGCGTCCGTGAGATTTCATTTTTGCTTCATATTCGATTCGCTCGGATTGAAGACTCTCGATTTCCTCTTTTAGTGATGCCCGAGCCCTTTTGCTATCGGATAGGATATTTTCGAGTTCCGCGTTCTTATTCTTCGCCAGAGCCAGTTCGTCGGATACGGCCTTAATCTCATCTGCTTTTTTATTGTTCTTCGCAATCAGATCAGCCTTCAGAGTCTCGATATCTTCTTTGAGAGTTTCAAAAGCCCTTCTCTCGGAAGCCGCAACGACCATCGCTTTGATATTGTTAGAGTGTTCGTCTTTAATTGCGCCCAGAGAGATATTAAGGTTTTCGATTCTAGCCTTGACTGCCCTGTCTTTATCTTCCAATTCAATCCGAAGCGCTTTGAGATTATCAGACGCCTTCTCCGATGCTTTCCGGGCAGTCTCAAGTTCGTTCTTATGACGCGCTATTTCTCGCAACTGGTCGCGGTGTTTATCCCCCTGCTCCCTGAGACAATCTTGACCTTTCGATATGTCCGAATTCAATCCATCTACAATACGCTTCAAGTCTTCTGATTCTTTGCGTAATTGCTTTATAGATGGGTCGAGGCGGTCGCGCTCAGATCGAAAACCGACTATCTGGGAATTGATTTCATCCAAGATTTTTTGAGACGATTTTATAGACGATTCAAGAGATTTCTCTTTGATGGTAAGCCGAGCAACCTCCGCAAGCAGCTTTGTGACTTTTTCCTTTTCGATGTTCGGCACCATTATCTCCTTACGCCGTGATTTCAGAGGATTTTACGATTCCTCTTACAGTTCCAGTCGTGTTTGCGTTTGTCACTTGAATCCGAATTTCATCACCGGCTCGCAAGTTCATTTCCCCTTGAGGCCGCCAGACGTGATCCTGCTCACCGACAAAATCGACGCTGTTTAAAACCGTGTCGTAGTTTGCCCCGTTTGCTGAGTCAATCGTAATCGTGATCGTCTCGGTAATCGCGACCGATGCTCGAATCGAGATTGATTCCAGTTTTACAGAACGCCCAAAGTCTGTCGTGTAAGACAGGGCGCCGGCGGACAAATCCTGAGAAAATGTCTTGTCCGCCTTCAGCGCTGGTCTCCACATATTTATGCCGTCAATCCAAGTATTGGACTGGTATAAATCAACACTTTGCTGATGTCTGTGGCAGTTGTAAGGTATAAACCCTTTACCGGAACAGGATTTGCAGGACTCCAATATATAGATCTGTGGTTAGCGACATCCGAGTCGGCTTGGAATACCAGCTCTCCGCCAAGCGCATCATGCAATACGCATGACCAAGTATCGGCAGACGCAATAACCACAATGCTGCTGATCGCCATAGCACGATTGACGAGCGACGTCGCGCCGGCGGTGTCGAGAACGATTGGATTTGTAACTAATTTGTTTGCCATTTCATACTCCTTTTTAAGAGACTCTCGCCCCTCGTACTTTTGAGGTATTAAAGTCCGGTTCGATTGATAAAAACTCAGAGAGTTTCTTCATAACTGCTGTCGGATCTTCACAAAACTCTTCATATTTTGTGATGAAACAGTTTGGGTTATCCTTCTTTGACAAAACGAGGTTGGTGCATTTCTCGTAGCGTTTGATTAAATCCTCTTCGGATGTGCCTTCGTTCCAGTAGGCTTTACGCATGGATGATAGGGTAGCTTCGCGTTCTCTCCAGATTAATGCCCACTTGGGGGAAAGGAGTTTATTGAACGGCCCGAATTGACAGCGAGTAAAATCAACCCATTTATCACCGATATATTTATATGAGCCACCACAAAATTGTTCATAGATGTCAGGCCATGAGTTTCGAAGAATGGAGATGAAGCGATTACGTTCTTCCTTCTCCATCTTCCAGTTTAAAATTGGGTTGAACCACTTCTTTTCCTTACCTTCTTCACCGGACTTGATGATATCTTGAAGCCATGCGATGAAGTAAAGTGGGCCTTCTTCGTTTCCCATGCGGATTTCAGGATGTGTTCCAATAGTATCTGCGAAGATCGTTGTTCCACTTCGCTCACATCCAGAGACAAGTAGGTAGCTAGGCATAGACCTCAACCTTCTTTTTGTGTTCGTTCATCTGCTTGCAATGAACCCAGTTGTTTAAGAGACTCTTAAATCCGTGTGATTTTAGGAGTGGGCCGTATGTTACGTCCGGCCCCATGATACCCATGAATTTATTCTGCATGAGCGTCGATCGAAAGAGATGGCCTCGGATTAAGGTGCAGCCAAAGGTTGTTGCCCCGACTTCCTCTACACCACCGTGTTGTTTATCCACATAATAGACTTCGTATTCCGTGTTCACAAAACCGTTAGATACAACGTGACGAGGAAAGCAGTTCCAAGCAAGGGTCTTACCACGATGACGACCATTCGGACGATACGGTACACGACCGCAGATTTGACCTATGTGGTTATTCTCCATGTATGGAAGGAGCTGAGAGTACGCCGTCTCCGGGGCTATGATATCGTCCTCAAGAAGTAGGACGTAATCAGGGTCGTTTACATACTCACGTGAGAAGTTATATCCATCGGTGATCGCTTGGTTGCGGTCTGTCCAATTCCCACCCTTTTTATCCCCACCATTCACCACCTGGTGTTCATGGTTAATGACAAGTGTCTTGGAGTGGAAACCGGAGAGTTTTAGAAACTCCTTCTTGAGCTTAATGGCAAATGCCTTCTTGCCCTTTGGGAAACCGAGCCAGAGAATGTGCGTCTTACCTTTCGGGAACTTCATCTTATGGAAGTTCTTTAACCACACGTTGAACATCTGCTCACGAGCAACAAACATCGTGAGTACTGTGAGTTCAGGGCGGCCACGTTTTGAGATAACGGGTAGAACGTCTACTCCGTCACCAGCACAATAGATACCATCCCACATATTTCCTCCGGACTATCTTTTTTCTTGAGTATAAAGATACGCGGTGACGGTTGTTCCGGTCGCGTTCCCGGTGATGCCTTCAGCCACAAAACGAATGTACTTTATTGACGGAACAGTCATATTTCCTGCGCTCGCATAAGGCGTGGATGTCGTTGCAAATATGTCATTTGGTACGACTGTCTGCATCGTAGCAAACGTAGTGGATGCCCCGTCATACGATCCTTCCATCGACATACGTATCGCAGACCCTTCTGGAGTTGCTGCCTTCGTAGCTTTAAACCAGTACCCCATCTTATCTACCGAGCCGACATTGAACACACGGCTTGTAACCGTGGATCCTGTACCTGATACGGCTACGCCGTCAAATATAATTTCGGACTTGCCGCTGGACGCAAAAGCATTGGTTCCGATGAAGATCGTTATTGCAGCTATTACAAATATTGCGTTTATCTTTTTAAGCATATTGTTCCCCTGTGTTTTCTATGTTGTGAAGAAGTCCGATGATGGTTAACGAGTAAAAAAGCGTGGCCCCGATCTGGAACACGAACGTTCCGCCGGCTGCGATCGAAACGCACAGGAAGCTCGCTAGTAAGGGTCTACGTTCTGTCATATCCCCAAAGAAGCAGCTCCTTTTGAAGATCCAAACAATCGCTCCGATCCACAAGAAAAGCCCGATCATGCCCGAGTTGTAAGCGCCTTCAAGATATTCGTTGTGCGCCTGATGAAACGTGTTCGGATGGTTCTTGTAAATCTTCCAGAGATTGATCGCGCCATTCGGAACGCCGGAACTTTTCAAGAAATCAGGCGTCCATTCTTTCGGATTTAGGCTTCGGGATTTTGGATATCGGCGCAGGATCGCGTGGAACGGATTCACCTTCTTGAGATTGACGTAAATATTTGGATGGTCTATGTGATAAACGTATTTGAAACTTCCGAGGCCGCGGCCGGTGAGCGGGTATGAGTTTGGTATGTTCCTATCCAGAGGATTTCTTATATCGTTTGCGATATGCCGCCACTGAATGAATCGCTCGTTGTCTCCGACAAACTTCCGGACTTGCGGAGACGTGAAGCATCCGACCGCGAGGCCGATTCCGAGGATTGTCATAAGTGACGCAAAAGTGATGAACCGACTCCGGCTTCGCATCCCGAAATAGAAGACCATTGAAACCAAGAGCGCGCCGCTCGCGATCTGACTGTCCGGAATCAGCGCTCCGGCCAGGATCACAATAGCTTCTTTCCACATGCGAAGGTAGAAAGCCATCGGAAGCATCATCGCGATAAAAGGAGCGACAAGCGTCGGGTTGCCGATGAATCCAGCCGTCCGGCCTTTCGGATCTGATACTGACAAGGCGAAAAACTGATCAATCCAGAAGTGTTGAAGAATGACGTAAAGTGCCATGAAGCTCGCGCACCAGACCATGACCTTCATAATCATCCGTCGGTCGCAGTATTGAAAATTCGCGCTTGAGAGCGATACCAGATATACCGAAAAAACTGCGATATAAGCAAGCGGCTTCCAGGCCCAGAAGTTCGAGACGTTGATGCCGACCAGTGTCACATCAGGCGCTGGCGAGAATGCAACGCTGATCGGAATGTAGGCCAAGAGCGCCAAGAACCACGGATTGCGGAACGGCTTGAACTGGCCTTTATAGAGCGCTGCTGTACCGAGGAATAATGCTGCCGCAAAAGCGACAAGCATTTGTATCTCGCGCATATCGCTTCCAGGATAGAAAGCGAAAGGCGTCGAAATAATTCCAAAGTACAGCAGTGCCATATAAAGCATGGGTTTAGAAGGTTCCCTTAACCCAATCTTCGCCGTTGGCGCCAGTCGCCGCGGGAGTACGCATTTCTTCAATGTACCAGCCGCTCGCAGTTCCGACGATCTTCAACGTGCTGCTCGAAGATGCCGGTGATGTGACACGACTTCCGAATCCGACGATATGCACCGCAGCCGATGAAGTTCTCACCGAAAGCGTCTGGTTCGTCGCGACTAGGAATTCATACGTCAGGCCTGCAGCCGCAGTCGGTAGGGTTAGCGTGTAACCCACGCCACCCGGGACCGGACCAGTCTGGGATCTAAGAACCCAAATGTTTCCAGTTCTGGCTGCCGTGACCGAAGAGGGCGTGTCAGCAGACGAATCAATCGTATGCACCGTCCGCTTCATTCCCTGCGTGTCGAAGTTCGTGAACGACCACGCACCCGACGAGTTTTCGCTCGTATACGGATCGCGATAGACATCGCCATCCGCCGCGTATGCCTTCCCGGAGATTAAACAAATCCCGAAAAGGAGGAACGCGATTAGTGTGAATCGCTTTTTCATGTTCTTCTCCTTTGGTATTCCCCCGACCGTCGCACAGGACGGTCGGGAGGTTACGGTTTTGTTTAAACGCCCGTAGAGGCGAATCCTGCGCGCCAATTATCGGCACCGCAGTCAAACAGCATACGACCGGCGAAGCAATACGCCTCAATGCCGTAATCCACCCACGAAGTGAAGTGGGGCCGCGCAGACCAGATCATTTTCAGATGACCGAGCTGCGGGAATATGATGTACCAAGCCGTGTCGGAACCCGCCCGACCCTGGCCGGCGGCGAGCCACCACCACTCAACCACCTTGTAATTGAACGTCTTGCCCTTGCCGACGAACCGGTTGATATCACGAGTCGTCACGCCCGGACGTTCAGACGCACGTTCATTCATCACGCGAGCCACCGCACCGCGCAAATTGGGCGGGATAAGCAGGATCGGATCCCCGTAAGGCATGATGGGAATGCCGTCCTCGGCAATGAAGTTATCCGAAATCTGCGTTTCCGCAGCTTCCAGATTGTCGTGACTGAACGCGCCGGAGAGAAGATTCGAGTAGGTCGTACCCGTCTCTTCGGCATTCTTCGGATGGTCGGTGTCGAACAAGAACTGACCGTCCGGGCCGGCAGTAGAGAAGCCGGTGTTTAGGACAGCCGAGGTTGTGCGCTCGACTTTCGCATTTCCACCACGACCCATAGCCTTCGCCGTGCCGACTTTGGACAGGATTGCCTGCTCGTCCATATCGACCGCTTCAAATGAAACCTTGAAGCGCTTCAGGCGTTTCACCTGGGTGAAGGTCTTCGGGTACCCGCTCACCGGGTCCGCGAATCCACCGTCATCGAACTCAGTGGAGTCTTCCCATTCGCCAAGACCTGACATGCTGTTGGTGATGTAATTCAGGGTCTTGTCGTCAATCGTTTTGAAGCCGGCCTCTTCATAAACCTGCTTCTGCTCATTGTAGGCGTTGAACATGTACTCGTCATAAATCGGCGTGTACAGTTGCGCTACTCTGTCTCTATTGGTTGCCATTGCGTTAGTTCCTTTCCCTTTGAACCTGGTTTACGATGCTGCGGCGAAGTCGAAGTGGCCGATCGCGTAGCCGAAAGAATTGGCTGCGAGAGCCGCTGTCGAAATGTCGATAGCGTCGATGAAAAATCCAAGACCAAGTGTTACCTGATCACTATTGTCGATTCCGTCTTCGGACTGTAAATCGACAATTTCGCCGACATCGGTTGCCTGGACGAGAACATTGTCCTCATCGGGAACCATGAAGTCGTACTGAGGCAGCGCCGGGATGACTTCAGTGTCAAGACCGCCGGTGCCTGCCGCTGTATTCTCGGCTGCGGTGCTGGCTTCGTTGCAAATACCGACGAACTTGGGGTCTGCTCCAAGCTGGAAGGTCGTTGCGAGGGCCAAATAACCGCTCGTCAGAATTACCGCGTCACCGATGGCATAAACCACGCCGGTCGTGTTCAGGTATGTCCTGATCTTGCAGAGTTGGTTCAGGAGTCGGAACCCCGGAACGTACTTGTTGGGTGTGGACATTTAATGCTCCTTCTGTTTTTAGTATTTCGACAGATCGATTTTAATCACAGAAGGAAGTTTGGTATATATATGGGCTCGGCCCTTATATCCACACACATCACAGTCGTTCGGTTGAGACGAAACAAGGTAAAACTGCTTTGTCCGGCATCTGCCGCAAAGGTAATACGCTTGTTCGTCTCTCGTTACGCTCATGCGCCTGCGCGTTCCATTCTTCGCTTCTGCATCTTTTTGAAGTCCTCGAGATTCTTGCCTGGAAAACTCTTTTTGAAGAGCTCGAATTGAGCCTTCTCGATATCGCCCATCTTCGTTTCCCTGGCACCGTTCCCGTTGGAATTCAATCCTTCATCAATTCGGGCAAGTCGTTGCCTTTCGGCCTCCGCTGCCTCGCGAGCAATCCGCGCGTCGCGGTCTTCTTGCGACTCTCCAGCTTTCCCGCTAGTTTTCATACGCTTTTCGATTTCCTCGACAACCATTTCCGGACCGTTCTCGGCCAGAAGGTACTTATCTGGATTCGATTGGATGATTTCAGCCGCGAGCTTCGCTTTGGGATTCTCGGCGAATATGGTTGCCTGAATCTCACGCTCAGTCTTGCCTTCGGCCTGTAAAGCAGACACCCGTGCGGTTACGTTCAGCTCCGGATGCTTGGCTTCCGCCCGCGATCTGGAACCTGCCTGCTTGGCGATTATTGCCTCGGCCTGTCTGTCGGCGTCGCTTCCACCGTTAAGACGGGCTGCATCGGCATCGCGTTCGCGTTCCCGGCGTAGTTCCTGCTTGGCAAGCCAGCGGTTCGCGCCGGCCATGTCCTCGATCATCCATTCGGTCAGGTCTTCATCGGACATCTCGCGCCGCTTCTCCTTCGGGAGAGCCTTGTCTGCTTCGACATACTTCTCCACGCGGGCAGCTTCGAGCTTCTCGATTTCGTCCTGAGTCTCCCCAGACGCATTTCCGAGCTTCTTGAGTTCGGCCTCAAGCGCTGCGATCTTCTCCTTGTCTTTGGATCGTTCGTTGCGCTCAGCCTTGAGCTCGCCGGCGATCTGGTCTATCCGTTTCTGGATATTCGCTTCGCGCTCGGCTTCCTTCGCGACCTTTCTGGCCTCGACGATTTTCTGCTTCTGGGCATAGTCGTCATCGGTCAGCTCTTCCTCTTTTGCTTCGAGGATTCGCTTCTCTTCGGCTTCATTCGACTTCTGTTCGGCCTCGACGGCGGCGGCTTTCGCGGCCTTCTGCGCGTCATCGAGTTTGTCATCGGGGGTCTCGAGCAAGGTCTTGGCTTCTTTTGCCTTCGCCTCAGCCTGTACCTTTGCGTCCTCTTCCACCTTTTGTTCAGGCGTAAGGGCAGCAATGCGCTTGGATTCCTTCTCGGTCTCCAGGTCTTTCAGCGCTTTTTCACCGAGTTCAATCGTCCGTTCGATAGTCATAGATCACTCCTTGTTGTTTGTCTTCCATGTGGAGGCCGCCACAAGTCGGGATCTTCTTCCATGCCTTTTTGGAGCCCAGGCAAGGGGGCTTTAAAACTTAATCCGCCGCTGCTTCCGCTTCTTCGAGCGCGTCTTCGAGCTTGGCGACTTTCTTCTTCAAATACTTTGAATCCGGATCAGCGTCGAGCTTCTTCTTGGCTTCGGCGAGCCGCTTGCGGAGACTCGATACCTTATCCTCGACCGGAGGCGCTTCGACGGCCTGCTTGGATGCACCGCGCGACCGATGCTCTTCGAGCGTCTTGATTCGAGCGTTCTCTGCTGCGATAGCCGCTTCCTTCTCGATGGCGTTTTCCTTCAAAACCTCGTCTCTGGACATGAACTGCCGTCTCGGGTCATCCTTTTTCGGGATGACAACCACCGGCTTGCGCTTTGCTGTGATACCACCGACCTCTTCTTTTGTTGCCATTTTCAATCTCCTTCTTCGTTTATTTGTTTTTCGGTCTTTCTGATGAAGCTGCCGAATAGATCAAGCTGCATTTTGCAGTCGTCCAATAGGGCCTTAGCAATCTGCGCCTTGACCAGATTTCCTTCCTCAACGGCCTTGTTCACCTTCGTTTGAAGGATCCCACGCCGGTCCTTCTTCAAAAAGTTGACCCAAATCAACCACTCCGGGCTCGTCAGTAGCGCTCTAGCCTGAGCCAGTTGCTCGCGGAGCTCTTCTTTGAATTTATCGTCCATCATTCGCCGGCTCCAAATCCGTTGTTACCAGCTCCGACCGGGGCTTGATTACCCATCGGGGCGGCTCCGGGAGCCATTCCTTGCGCATTAGGCTGCCGTGGCTGCCTGCCCGCACCAGGCTGACCCATACCCATGCGTTCAAGGCTCTGCGCGGCCTGAGAGGCAATTTGCATGGCCATCTGCTCTTGCTGAATCTTCTGAATGAACTTCTGGTAGTTGTGATACGCCTTGAAGAGATAGTTGTCGAATATCGGACGGTATTCTTCATCGACCTCGTGGTACTCGGTTTCCTTGTAACGGATGAAAGTGGCAAGACACGGCACGATATCCGGGCTGTCCGGCCCCGGCGGCTCAGGTGTCTCGCCTTGTTTGATTTCGTTGAAGTGCTCTTCGGCCTGCTTCGAGTAATCCATCTGGTCTTTTGGCTGAGGCGGAAGAATGCGCTCGGGATTCGACATGCCTTGAGCCCGGAGAGCTTCCTTCCAAAGAATCCAATTCCCTCTTGGATTGATTCTCGGGTCGAGCCAAATGCACCCACTTGACGCGGCCTGGACCGCGAAGAGCGACACCTGCTTCTCATACGCTTTTGAGCCCGAAGTCACGTCAGGCGAGAGAATGAGATCCATGTTTCCGCGCAGCGAATTGATTGAAAGGTTCTTGATGATTGCTTTACCGTCTTCCCCGATGACGCGCGTTGCAAGGTCCGGCGGAGCGTTTTCCTGATAGAGCTGAAAGAGCTGGTTTAAGGCTTCGGCGATATCGATCTGGATACGCCGGACCCACAGACCGAACTTCACCTGTCCTTTTTCCTCGACGATATTGTCGCGGGTCGCTGTGGTGTCAGGCTGATTCGATGTCAGGAAGTAGGACGCGGCTCCCGTCAGGCGCTCCAAAGTCTCCATGAGGAACTGGATGAACTGATATCCCCATGCCATCGACCGTGTGCGGTTCGGGAAGAATACGAGTTTATTCGGGTCTCCGTCGACAGGCGTGAGCTTGCCCGGGAATACGTCCTGAATCCCCGGAGCCAACGTATCCTGATTCTTGTCGAAGTAGCCATCCGGGCAATTCTGGAAGTATTGGAAATCCGATATCTGGTTGATGGCGTTGTTGATGAAATTGATGACCGGGGCAATGAGCTGCGTGAGAGAACCACCGCGAAGGAATCCAGGGCGCCGTCTCAGCGGCCCGCCGGCATACGGTATCTTGCCCGAGCGGTTAATCTTTCGCAGCGGCTTGCCCGAAAGGAACGTCCGCGTGCTCTTTTCAATCCAGAATCGATACTTCTCCCGGCGGTTGCCCTTCGTGAAAAAGCAATACGCCTCATGAATGTCGATGGGTTTGTTGCGCTTCTCGGCATCACCGCTTTGAGGCGTCATTTCGTTCGATCCCAAACCTTGAGCGTCAACAGACTTTAGCTTGTCACCTCGGTCGGTCTTCGGTAATCCGGAGAACACGCCGTCTTTGTAGTTGACGATGATCTTTCGGTCGGCCAGGTCGTCCAAATCCGACTGCGTGATGTGCAGGATTTCGATGAAGAATGACAGCTTCTGGATATCCTTGCCGTAATCCGGTATCAGGATATCGTCGAGCTGGTCGATATTTTTAATGTATCCGCGCTCACATCTGCGGTACTCAGTCTCGATGTCATAGCGCAGCAGCTTGCGGTCGTCGGCCTTGTCGAAGATCGGCATCCGCTTATCGACCCACTCATAACGGACTTCCCAAATAATCTTGAAGCAAGAGAATCCGAGACCGACGCGGTTGTTAATGAAGTCATCGACCTCGGGATCGAAGTTTGCTTCCGCCGGCCCGACTACCCATTTCATGAACTTGGTCGCGTTGTCGCGGTTGTCGATGTCGTTTTCTTTGGTCGCCTTGAAACTCATCTTCTCAGGGTTCCAGCACGTCGCGCCAAGCGTCGCCTGATAGATGTCGTTGATGCCGGCGGCCAGACCGATGTTCCGGTCGGATTGCCACGCTTCTTTATTCGAGCCTTCGATGATGGACGGCTTCTCAGAATTGAGGTGCCGGAGGTCTTGGAGCTTCTGGACCTTCCATTCGGCCATTGCTTCTTCGCCGATGGTGATATCGTCTAAAACCATTTCAACAATTTTGAGCTGCTCGTCCGGAGAGAATTTGTCCGACTCAAGATCGGGTTCAACGCGCATCACGCCTTCGGCCTTGCGGTCGCGCTCGTCGTCGTTGATTGGATTCTTGTCTTTACCTTGAAACGGCCATTTCATTCTTCGGTCTCCGGTTAAATGCGGCCGGAAGGAAATAAAAAAAGGGAGCAAGCTCGTTAGAGCTCGCCCCCCCTCGAGGGCTTACTTCCTTCCGGACTATCCGTGGGGGATCAGCTCACGGATTCAAAGATTTAATTCTTGCGACCTCGCAATGCGTCGAAAAACTTTCCGTTGCCGTTCGGTGTGATAATCTTTTTCTTCTGAGCTTGCATCTTGAGCGCGTAGCGGAAAGCGTTGAGCGCGTCGCGGACTTCGATTTCAACCAGACACGCTTCCTCGTAGTTCTTGATTCGGATGGAGACGTTCTTGATTTTTCCGGATTCTGGATCGCGAGTGACGAAAAGCGGCAGCTCATCGACATTCATAAACAAATCCGGATTCTGCTCAAAGAGCTCGGCCTTCGTTGGCTGACGCTGTTCTTCGCCTTCGCTCATAATTTTTAAATTCCCCCTTGTTGATATTCTGACAGGTATTGCAAACCGTTCAATATCTTTTTTTTACTTCCTCAAGCGGTTGTTCCAAATTCCGATCACGATAACGCGGATTCGACATGAAATAATATCGTGTGCAATCCGGGAAGTCTTTGTACTTCTCCAAAAGACCCGGCGCGTCCTTCACGTCCCCGCTTGGCGTATCACGGTCCTTGCGGGAGTATCGGCTCATGTGCCGGATGGAGTTCTCGCACGTCTCCGAGAAATACGCGGTCGGCTTTGACACCCATTCCTCGCCGCGGAGTTCGTAATGCAGGTGCTTTTTGACCACCAGATGCCCGGCCTCGATAGCGTCGATGCCGTCGATGAAGTGAAACCCGAGGCGCTTGAGCTCCTGCTTCGGGGTCGTCTTGGACTGTCCGCCCTCGCGTTCTGCCTTCCGTTCGGTCGCGTTCCCGGAGTTCGGGTCGATGATACGCTTGGACACCGAGCGCCCGAATTCCTCCATGAGCTCGTATTCGGTCTCTTTGATGACCTTCGCGTAATCCGAATAGGTCTTGTCATCGAAGTCTATCTCGTTGAAGTTCCGCTTCCAGGGGTACTCCCGGACCAGGTAATGCCTGCCGGCGCGGTCCGCGGCCCACCATTGCATGGCCCAGGGCTTGTGGTCGTGCGGGTCCAGGACCATCGTCAGCGATACATGGCGATTCGGCACGTCCGCGGCGCGCATGACGTGGATGAGCTTGGAGAAGTTCGGGTATACGCGCCCGGATAGGTTCGTCGGCATACCGTAGATTCGGCAGCGCTTGTCTTGGCGGTCCATCACCTTCACGTCATCGGCCAGTCTGGCCTGCCGGACGTATGGGTTCTCAGTCGTCCATAGCATGAAGAACACGGCCTCGCCCTTCACCACAACCCGCGGAAGGGTCTCGTCGATAAGCGGGGCATACTCGGATTCAATGACATCGTGGTCCTCAAAGAGCTCCTGCATGAGCTCGGTGATGCCGTTGAGCGAGGTCATGGTGAAGATCATTTCCCCATCCCGGTCGATGAGACGCATCTTCTGCTCTTTGTAAATCTCCATCGGCGGCTCTTCATCGTTCCAGATACCGTCGCAGTCATCGGAGGCGAACGCTTTGGCCTTCTGGTCGTAGGACTTGAAGAGGATGGTCGAGCCGTTCTTGAAGACGATCTTGCCGTGCCGGAAGCCGTTTATCTCGTCGTAGAAGGCATATTTGATGACGTTCTTCGGGATGAGGGTCCAGATTTTGCGCTGCTGCACCTCGACGGAGAGCTTGAAGGTCTCAGCGCACGCCCACCACCGCTGCTTTGGCTTGGCTAGGCACTTGCGGATGACGTACTCGGCGCCCTTCTCGGTCTTCCCGGAGCGATTGCCACCGAATAGACCTTTGATTTTCGCCGTACATTCATCGAATTTCTTTTGGAGTCTTAAATCCTCGAAGAATTCAAGCGGGTTCAGCAGCCGGCGCTTCCGGATTACTTCCTGGAGCTCCGCTTGATACAAGCACAAGTCTTGCAGTTTCTCTGGCGGCCTCAAGAAGCTCTTTGGCGCTTGCGTCTTTGTATTTTTCAATGAGAGGGTCCTGTAGGCCGTGGTCGATTTCTACCTTGTCGCGCCACTCGGTGATATTCTTGGCCGCGAATATCCCGTAGTTGGCATTGTACAGACCTTTGAGGGTATTTGAATGGAGCATTTCGGCTTGAAGAGCTCGCGCACGCGCGTAAGATTCGGAAAAGTCCTTGTGAACCTTCTTCCACTCATGCAACGTATCTACATTTACGTTTATTAACCTAGCAAACCCTGTAATGAACGGCAGCGGACAGCCCGTCTCTTTAAACTCCTGCTTGATGCCGTTCTTGCTCTTGGTCTCGGATATGAGCTTCGTCTCGGAATGAGGAACGTCGAAGAAGTCTATAATCATCTGACAATACTTTGGGTCGTAGGTGGTCGGACGGCCGGTTGCGTTCTTGCCGTTGGCTTTCTTTTTGAAGACGGACTTTGCTCTTGGAGGATTTGGAGCTGGGAACTCAGGGATAGAGTCTTCGGTCATCGGTTTATTTCCTCTTCAATCAGAACTGCTAACTTGCGGGCTTCTTTACCTATCTCCCGGAACGGTTTGGTATTAAAAGACTTCCTCCGGCATTGCGGACACTTGCACGTTGGCAGACAAACAGGAATATTGAAGTTTCCCCGGGATTTGGAGCTCATGTATTCCATTATCCGTATCCGTGCAAACTGTTCAAGTAATAAAAAAACCCCGAGGCGATTAAACCTCGGGGCTTCTCAGATCTGTCAGAGCGCCGTATTCTTTCCGCTGTCCGGAGCGGTGTCTTCGCCTGCGTGCATACGGCTCCAACATCCGCAGTCTATTCTCGGATGACCGCAGGCGATATATTTTCCTCCGAGAACCCATGCCTGATTTTTGTAATCGTAGCCGTGCATCAGGCGACCGTCTTGAATCTGAACCTCGTTGAATGATAGGCGTAACATTAAAATTCCCTCACGTTCCACCAGGTCAGAAGCCGCGTAGTCTTGTCGAAGGAAAACACGATCTTCACGCCATGCGGTTGGAGTCTTTGGAATTCCGCTTCACGCTTTTTCCGTTCGCCGGCTGCCTTGATCATGTAATAAAGATTGCTCCGGCGCTCTTGATTGAAATTCACGTTCACGTTCTGGGCGACCGGCGGTGCGACAGGATTCGTCAGCTTCGTCCATTCGGCGACAAATATTTTATCGCCCTGGGTCACCCTGTCCGGCTGTCCGAGCTTCGAGATTGCTTCATCGTATGGCATACGCCCAATTTGGGATGAGAGCTCGCGGTTGAGCTGCGCGTACTCCGCCGGCGTGCCGACCGCGTTCGCGTTGACCGACATGAGCAATATGTAAATCACAAGTATCAGTTTTTTCATGTTACCCTCCCTTTTTGATCCCACTCGCCGGAACGCTTCGGCGTCTCCGGTACTTCACCCGCTCATTAAATTCGTCCCAATCCTTGATTCTCGGATTCGACAGACTTTCTTTGACCATGTGAATCACCAGCACAACCAAATCCCGAGCTGCGCTCACGTCTTTCACCGAGCTTTGAATCTGAATGACATCGTTCACGAACTCCCGCGTATCGAAAGGATACTTCGGATTCGGCTGACGTGCGGCTGCGGACACTGCCGGTCCTGGCTTATGACGAGACATCAGAAACCCACCGGGATCATGTCGTGCTTTACGATCTCGTAATAAATCCAGCCACTGACCAAGACAATCAAAACTACATACGCCAAGATCATCCAGTTCTTCACGCTTTTTCTACGGCCTCGACCCACTTGCTTTTTACCGAAGCGTACTTGACGCCGGCGTGCTCGAACTGCGTTCCTTCGATCGCGCCGTTTTTCAAGCGCGTGATGACGATGTAATCACCCGGCGAGACTTCGTATCGGTACTCCGGCCCGACAGCCACGACCTTCGCCCGGACGTCTCCGATGGTTGCCTTGTCGCGGTCGGCGATCAGGAAGATGCTTGAGCCTTCAACGGTTGACTGGTATTCGAGCTCCACGATTACGCGGTCCGCCGGCGCCCGGAGAGTATCATCGGCACCCAGAGCAGCTTCGACCCATTCGTTGTGGATAAAATAGTGAACTTTGCCCTGTAAGGTCGCCCGATTGACTGGCCTTGCCATCCCCCTGAACGGCCACATAATATCGCCAGGGCGAGCCCAATATGTGCCCAAACAGGGCTTCCTGAATGACCTGTCCATGAACTCCGGACCGACCTTCACGACTTTGACCTTCTCGATCTTCGGGTTCTTCTTCATGTCCTTGACCACGATGAGCCCGGATTCGGTCTCGTACTGCCCGAGGATGGGCAGGCAAAGCAACTGACCCGGCAGCGGATGAACGTCGTTTATCGTGAGACCAATCATTTCAGCTTGCATCTATTTCATCCTCCGATGATATCCCCATAATCCGCGCCTTCTCAAGAAGCGCCGGAACCTGTACCAAAAAAATCTGACAATCTTTTTATTCACAACCTTTTTTCATAACTCCCTCACCAAGCAGATGTTGGACAGCGTTCAACCGTTCTTCCTTGATACGCGCAATATTCCTCTCGCTCTGTGGGAACTGACGTGCAAGCTCAGTGTCATAGTGGTCTAGGATTTCTGACAGCTTGTCTCTCATGTCGATGGCTCTCTTGTCTCCAAGAGCTTCTTTAGCAACCTGGTAATCCGTCACCTGGCTTGCATAATAATTGAGAGCAGTCCTTAGCTTCTCAACCTCAGTCATGGCTTCTCCAACAATTCCACTTTTTGTTTATAAATCTCGATCATCGACCAATATTCAACAAGACCCCACGCCGGCGATTTGATACTTCTCTGCAACGAAAGACGGGTCAAGACTTCCGGTCCGAGACGCCGAACAATCCCGATCGTATAACCTTGCCGGTTGCCTTCTTGGAACGTGTTACAAGTTGTGCACTGGGAATGCACGTTGTCTTCGTTGAAACGCATGGAGTTCTGAGGACAAACACTGACCGGCCAGTAGTGACCAGCCTGGGTTCCGCGTCTTACGCCACATGAAATACACATCTCGTTTTTGTCGCGCAGACGAATGAATTTATTGAATATGGTTGTCAGATTCCTTTTGGCTGTCTTGCGCGGATCTGATTTGGCGCGGGCCAGCTTTTTTTCAGCGGCGGTCTTAGGTTTGCGCTTTAGCCAGGACCGACGAAGCGGCTTGCGGCGCGCGATCACTTTTTCTTCTCCATGCATTTCCAATCTTTCGCGTGTTTCATAAATTCGTGGTAGTCATCGGTTCTAAAGCCACAGGCACAGCGCCATCTACCGCTTGGTGTGTTGGTTTTTTTGGAAAGATTATTCAATTAACCTTCCTCCCCTGGTTCTCGATGAACTGTGATTTTTATTTCCGGTTCAGGCACATCGTCCTGCGCGGTCTTGATTTTAGATTCGATTATGGATTTGCAATGCTCACATAGAAATTGATTCTTATAGATCCAAAGAAGAGTCTTTGCATCAAACTGGAGATCACGCTTCGAGCAAAGGAAACAGATTCGGTCAGCCATTCGTTGCTCGGTACACCGCAACCGCCATCATATCTTTGATTTTCTTGTCGTTTTTTATCGAGTCCATGAGTCTTTTGAACTCAACTTCGTTCGCTTCGGAGTCAATTTTGTGCTTCAAACGGGTTGCGATTAGGGTTTTAATGACCTTTTCTTGGGGTTTTTTAAATAGACCTTCTTTTACGGTTTGGTTTGGTACGGTTTGGTATGGTTGGGTATGGTTGGGTATGGTATGACGAGAATCAGCCCCCAATTCTCCGAGATTTGTTCCCCGATTCATGGTTCTTTTCTTATATTCAATGCGCTTTTTCACCAAATCTCCGCAAAAATGAAGCCAATCATGGACCTTCATTCCGTCCAAAAATTCGCACGTTTGAAGCAATTTTATTAACTTCTTTGGGTCGTCCTTCCAGAACACAGACTCCGCTATAAACTTGACCGGATAACGCCTTAAATCGCCGTCCTTCCAAGCGTTTTTAAGCGTGAAATGCCATAGTAGGTGTAATGTTCCGATTATCTCCGGAACGCTTTTTCCGCTCAGTTCCACAAATTTTTGCGTCTTCCAATGCGCTGCGAGCTCTTCGTGCGATTCTATCCACGCCATCAGCGCGCCCACTTTCTTGAGTTACAAGGCCTGCAAGCAACGCGTAAATTTGTTTCTGCGTGTACGCCGCCACGGGCGAGTGGTATTACATGGTCCAGCGTTACTTCTTTTGATTTAAGAGGAGAGAGGCATAGATAGCAGGTGCTTTTATCGCGTAGAATGATGACCTGCCTGTTTACTTTTTCGATGGTGGCTTTTTTGAGTCGAGCCCGATACTTGGACCGCTCGTTACAGGCCGCGTGTCTTCTTTTTACGCTAGCCAATCCAATCTTCGACCAGTCATTTATCTGCATGTTTTTGGTCAGCCATCCGGTCTTTTTGAGGGCTTTTATGAGTTTGTCCGGCTTGCCATTCCAGTCGCAGGCATCAGCAATATCTTTATGGAATAAACCTGATAGGTCGCCATTTTCGCGGTTGTCGAGCGCCCACCACCAAAGCATATGAAGATGGCCAATAGCCGCGGCCCGTGAGACTCCAAGCAATTCGCATAGCGGTTTCAATTTCTTGTGCGTTCTAAGTGTTGAATGTGATTCAATCCAGGCCATTTGAAACTCCAAAAAAAACCCAACCGGCATTCGGAGGGTATGAGACGCACCGGCCGGCTGGGAAAAAATAGCAGAGTTGCCCCTGTATTTTTTTATATTTTGAATTTGTGTGCATTTTCGGTGTGTCTCATGTGAAAAATTCTCCCAAACATTAGGCCCTACGTCAACATAAATCGGAACTTTCCCCTATAAAACTTTCAGTAAATCTACCCCTCCTTGACCAGTGGATGTTCATAGAAACGGCACCGTGATCTGAGCCAACCTGTTCTCAGCGATCGTGATGTACTCAGTGTTCAACTCAATGCCGATGTATTCTCGGCGGTTGTTCTTGCAAACCACCCCTGTCGTACCAGCGCCGAAGAACGGATCTAGGACTACGCCGCCTTCTGGACACCCAGCCTTCACACACGGCACAATCAAGTCCTCTGGGAAGGTAGCGAAGTGTGCGCCTGAGTAGGGCTTGGTGGTGACCGTCCAG